AATAAAGATCGCGGTGTTCAATTTAGATACTATGATACTCAAGCACGTTTAGGGTTCTTTGGATGGAACACAGATCTATCAAAGTATGTATTCTTAAGTGCAGTTACAAATACATCTGAGGTTGTTTCTGGAACTGATGCTGGTATCATTGCTGGTAACTTAACTTTAACTGGAGCAGGAACTGCATTAATTGTTAATAACAACGCCACAATCACTGGTACTCTAGGTGTAACTAGTACATCAACATTTACTGGTGGAGTTACGCTAAATGGTGCAACTCAAGTCAATAATACTTTAGGAGTAACTGGAGTAACTTCCATCACTAATGCTACTGCAGCAAGCACTACTCCATCATCCTATGCTGCTGCAGGTGCTTTAAGAGTAACAGGTGGTTCATCTTTTGGAGAAAATGTATTAATTGCTGGAACTTTAAAAGTTTATGGTGATATTGATGTTGCTGGTGCTCAGTCATATAGTGGTTCTGCTGCCTTTAAAGGAAACATTAGTGCAAGTACTATTTTTCAAAGAGATGCAGATAGCAACGGTGATACAGATGTAGCACTACGTTCGTATGGTGGTCTTGTAGTTGATAAGAGAAGTATTTTTACTGGAAATGTTTATGTTAATCCAACCTCAGGATTAACCAGTCCTAAATTCTTTGTTGAAGCTTCTTCTGGAAACACTACAGTTGCAGGAACATTAGGAGTAACAGGAGTAACTACTTTATCTGGAAACCTAGTTGCTAATGCTAATACCACTTTAGGTGATGCTTCTGCAGATATCTTAACTGTTAATGCTACTTCAACATTCAATGCTCCTATAACCTTAGCAGCAAGTCAAAACTTAACTGTAGGTGGTGATCTAACAGTTACTGGTAACGTCACCGTTAATGGCACTACAACAACTGTAAATTCGACAACAGTTACAGTTGATGATAAAAATATTGAACTTGGTAGTGTAGCTTCTCCAACAGATTCCACAGCTGACGGTGGAGGAATCACACTTCGCGGGGCGACGGATAAGACTATTACATATACAAACTCAACAACTTCTTGGGACTTCAATCAACACGTTAATATTGTCAATAGTAGAGGTTTATTTGTAGGTAACACTCAAGTAATTAGTTCTGCTAGAGCACTTACTAATATCACGGCAATTGCAACTTCAGGTCAATTAACTTCAACTGTAACAACTGGAACTGCTCCATTTGTTGTTGCTTCTACCACAAGGGTAAACAATTTAAATGCAAACTTCCTAAATGGTCTTGATACAGCATCAAATAATGTTGTTAGTACTGTTGTGGTGCGCGATTCTTCTGGAAACTTTAGTGCTGGGACTATCACTGCTGCACTCTCAGGAAACGCAACAACTGCGTCAACATGGCAGACTGCTAGAACTCTTTCTCTAGGTGGAGATTTAAGTGGAAGTGTTTCAGTTAATGGTGGATCAGATGTAACATTAACAGCATCGATTGTAGACACGGATTTAGTAGCACTAAGAGATTTAACAACTACTGGTATTATTGTTCGAACTGGATCTGGAACTGCAGTAACTAGACAAGTAGATGTTACTGCTGGATCTGGACTAACAGTTAGTAATGCAACTGGAGTTGCTGGAAATGTTACTCTAGGTACAAATGCAACTTCTGCAAATACAGCATCAACTCTTGTACTGAGAAATGCATCTGGTAATTTTACAGCAGGAACTATTACTGCTTCATTGAGTGGAACAGCAACTAATGCTACAAATACCACAATTACTGATGATAATGCAACTAACAGTACTCATTATCTAACCTTCGTAACGGCAAATACTGGAGACCTTCCATCAAAAGTTTCCAGCACAAAGTTAACATATAATCCTTCTACAGGTACACTTTCTTCAACAACGTTCTCTGGAGCATTATCAGGCAACTCTACAACTGCAACTACACTTCAAACTTCTAGAAACTTCAGTATCACTGGTGATGTAACAGCATCAGCGGTATCATTCAATGGTGGTGCAAACGTTGCACTAGCAACTACTCTTTCTGCTGGTGTAGTAAGTAATAGTAATATTAGTGCCAGTGCTGCAATTGCAGTATCAAAACTTGCTTCTAATACAATCTCTGGGGTAACATTAGGTAACAACTTAAATACTTTAACATTTGGAACTTATCTCACAGGAACTTCATATAATGGATCCTCCGCAGTAACGATTGCAACTAATGCAACTTCTGCAAATACCGCATCAACTTTGGTGGCTCGTGATGCTTCTGGTAATTTCACAGCAGGAACAATTACTGCAGCATTAACTGGTAATGCTTCTACTGCTACCACATTACAAAATACAAGAAGTATTGCGCTTTCTGGAGATGCAACAGGTTCTGCTAACTTTAATGGAAGTGCTAATGCAACAATCTCTACAACTTTAGCGAATAGTGGAGTAACTGCTGGAACTTATACAAAAGTTACAGTCGATGCTAAGGGTAGAGCAACAAGTGGAACTACATTATCTGCTGCAGATATTCCAAGTGTCACTTTATCTAAAATTAGTGATTATATTAGTGATATGCAGAATAAGATGAATTCTGTATATGATCAATTTGAAGCTTTATTGAATAATCTTGATTCTACAACTGGAATGAAGATTAATATTACTGCGATTGGTGCCAAGGCAACTTCAAGCATCAGTGGACCAGTAAACAGTGTTTCTTTAGGATCTGGCGGTTCTGGATACACTTCAGCACCTTCAGTTTCCTTTAGTGGTGGAGGAGGATCTGGAGCATCTGCTACAGCATCTGTATTCGTATATGTTAACACTGTATCCGTAACTGGTGGCGGTTCTGGATACACTTCAGCACCTTCAGTTGGATTTACTGGTGGAGGTGGAACAGGTGCTACTGCAACGTCTACTCTATCTAGTACAGGTGCAGTTAAGAGTGTTACTGTGACTGCTGGTGGTTCTGGATATACAACTGCACCTTCAGTTTCATTCAGTATTGGTACTGGTGCTACAGCAACTGCTAACTTAGCTTCTAGTGGTTCTGTTAAGACAATTGCAGTAACTAATGGTGGAGCAGGATATGCTCCAAGTTCCACACTGCCAGTCACATTTAGTGGCGGTGGCGGTGGATCTGGTGCTGTTGCTACAGCAACAACTGATGCAAGTGGTATAATTACTGCTATCACAGTAAGTGCAGGTGGTTCAGGTTATACACTTCCTCCAACAGTTAGTGTTGCAGGGGGCGCTGGATTAGTTGCTACTGTAACTTTAGGATATGCTATTGCAAGTATTACTGTTAATAGTGGTGGTTCTGGTTATACTAACGCAACTGTAGTATCAATCACTGGAGACGGTTCAAGTGCTACGGCTAGTGCAACTATTGGTTATAATGTCTCTTCCGTTACTGTTACCGCTGGAGGTTCTGGATATACTTCTGCTCCTGCTGTTTCCTTTAGTGGTGGAGGTGGAACAGGTGCTACTGCAACCTCGACAATTACAGGATATGTTTCAAATATAACATTGACTGGCGGCGGGTCTGGATACACTTCTGCACCTTCAGTTTCCTTTAGTGGAGGCGGTGGATCTGGTGCTACTGCATCTTCAACAATTAGTATGGGTGTTACTGGATATAACGTTACTGCTGGAGGTTCTGGTTATACATCAGCGCCTACCGTAACATTCACTGGAGGCGGTGGATCAGGGGCAGCTGCTACTGCAGTTCTCAGTAGTGGAGTTGTAACAAGTTTAGTTATTACTAGTTCTGGTTCAAATTATACTTCAGCGCCAACTATTTCATTCAGCGGTGGTGGGGGATCAGGAACATATACTAATGGTTCAACTGTAACTGGATCTACTAGTGGTGCTACAGCAACAATTACTGCATATGATTCAGTCAATACTCCAGCAGTTATTAGTGTAAATGCGATTAGTGGAGTATTTTTACGAGGTGAAACTTTAACGAGTGGAGCAGTAAATTATCCAATTAGCAGTACAAATGCATTTGATGCAGTATAAGAGGTAACGAAAAATGTCAACGAATAGACCAGCTAGCAGAGCAGAATTAAAAGCTTGGTGTTTGCGTAGATTGGGAGCACCAGTACTAGAAATTAATGTTGCCGATGATCAACTAGAAGATCTTATTGATATGGCATTGCAATATTTTTGGCAATTTCATGGAGATGGATCTGAAAGAATGATGCTAAAAACTCAGTTCACTCAGGAAATGAGAGATGCTGCAAAAACTGCAACCAACATTACTGGAACTGATTTTTCAACACAAAATACATACATTGAAGTACCAGATTATATTTTAGGAATTAATGATGTTCATACTCAATTGAGTACTGCAAATGCTGTACCTGCAAACATTTTTAATATTAAATATCAAATTTTCTTAAATGATATCTATGCCTTTACCTCGGCACAAGTTTTACATTATTATATGGTAAAGAGTTACTTAGAGACTTTAGATTTTGTTACTAATGCTAGTATGTGGAAGAGAACTAGATTTAATGTTCATGATAGAAAATTATATTTGGACATCAACTGGGATGAAATTGGAGTAGGAGATTATATTTTAGTTGACTGTTACAGGGCATTAAATCCTGCAGATGTTTCTGATGCTTGGAATAATCTTTGGTTAAAAGAATATACCACTGCATTATTTAAAAAGCAGTGGGGTCAGAACTTAACCAAATACAACAATGTTCAACTTCCAGGTGGCGTCACCTTAAATGGAGATAAAATATTCCAAGATGCATTAATTGAAATTGAAAAGTTGGAAGAGAAGTTAAGAACGACATACGAACTTCCACCATTAGATATGATAGGTTAAGAATATGCCAAGAAATCCATACTTCAATAATACTGGAATTACTATGGGGTCTTCTGGGGAGCAGAACCTCATAGAAAGTCTAGTCGTAGAACAAATTAAAATGTTTGGTATGGAAGTATATTACATACCAAGAACTTTAGCAAATTATGATTCTTTATTTGGTGAAGATGCTATGTCAACATTTTCATCCTCATACCAAATTGAAGCATTTTTTCCTAATGCTCAAGGATTAGAAGGAGAAGGAAATTTATATACAAAATTTGGAATTCGTATTGCTGAGCAGACAACTTTTGTTATCGCAAGAAAAAGATTTAAAGATTTGGTTGATGATAATGCAACATTAATTGCAGAGGGTAGACCAAATGAAGGTGACTTAATCTACATGCCATTGTCTAACGATATTTTTGAAATTAAATTTGTTGATCACCAATCCCCATTTTATCCATTAGGTAAAGGATATGTATGGGAATTGAGATGTGAACTATTTGAATATAGTGATGAAACTCTTGATACTGGAATTCCTGAGGTTGATGAAGTTGAAGATGAATCTGCTTATAGTTTAAGTCTAAATATGTCAGCAGGCGGAACTGGAACTTTTGTTGCTGGTCAGACTGTAACTGGTCAGACTAGTCAGGCACAAGGAGTTGTTGTTTCTTGGAATCCAACTACAAGAAAACTTGTACTTAGAGATCTTACTGGCACATTTAAAGATAATGAAGCAGTTAAAAACGCAGACAACACTGCAAACTGGACTATAACAATTCTAGATAGTTATGCTATGGATAGTTTTGAAGGTGCAATGAATAAATATTTTGAGACTAAGGGAAATCTGATTTTAGATTTTTCGGAGAAAAATCCCTTTGGGGAAATTGGAAACATGGGAGATAAGTTCTAATGTTAGGACAGTATTTTTATCACGAATTAACTAAGAAGACCATTGTTGGTTTTGGTACTCTTTTCAACAATATACAATTGAGAAGAACGTCAAATAGCAAAACAGAGGTAATGAAAGTTCCTCTTGCATATGGTCCAAAGCAAAAATTCCTAGCAAGAATTCTAGAGCAACCTGATATTACTGCACAAAAAATTCAGATTACTCTTCCAAGAATTTCTTTTGAAATGACTGGACTTGCATATGATGGCAGCAGAAAAGTTTCTCCAACTCAAGCAATTAAAGTTGTTGATGCAAATAATAAACAGAAGCATCAATACATGCCTGTTCCATATAATCTATCATTTGAACTAGGTATCATTGCAAAAAATCAAGATGATGCCTTACAAATCTTAGAACAAATTTTACCACATTTTCAACCTCATTACAACTTGACTGTTAAGATGGTTCCTAACAGTGATGAAACTAAAGATATTCCTGTTGTTTTAGAGAATGTATCCTATGAAGATAACTATGAGGGTGATTTCACAGAAAGGAGAACCATAGTTTATACATTGTCATTTAATGTTAAAACTTATTATTATGGTCCAATCAGAACAGAAGATGAAGACTTCAAGACTATTCGTAAGGCACAAGTTGATTACTATACATCGACAGATGTTACTAACGCAACTAGAGAAGTTAGATATACAGTTCAACCTGATCCACTATCAGCAAACGCAGATGATAATTTTGGATTTGATGAACTGTATTCAGATTTCACTGATGCACAAAATTGGAATCCTGTAACTGGAGAAGATGAACCCGTATGAGTACCTTTGATGAATTGAATAAAGTTTTTGATATTTCTTCAGATATTGAAAGCACTGAACCAACAGTTGAGGAAGACCCAACTCCTCTATCTCAAAAAAAGCCAGAGATACAGAGAGATTATGAACATAGTAGAAATAATCTTTATGACCTAATTGAAAAAGGACAGAGAGCTATTGAAGGTGCATTGGATGTTGCTCAAAGTACTGATCATCCTAGAGCATATGAGGTTGCTGGCAATTTAATTAAACAAGTTGCAGATGTGACTGATAAACTTGTTGATCTTCAAAAGAAAATGAAAGATATTGATGAAAAGCCAAGAAGTGGACCAACAAATGTAACCAATGCATTATTTGTTGGATCTACTACTGAACTATCAAAATTAATCAAACAGCAAAAGCAAACCTTAGATAAATAAAAATAGGAAAGAATATCTTCGGAGTTTAACATGTCCGTTTTAAATGTATTGAATACTAATAGTATTACTGCAACTCAATCAGAATATCAGATTGTCAATACTGGTATTTACAGAGTGAGTGCTACTTCAGCATCAACCGTTCAATTTAATGGCGGTCCTGTAATTCAATTACTAGTAGGTGAATCTATTCTCGTAAAGGGTGCTAGTCCTGGAAGGGCAGCTATTACTGCAGCAACTGATTCTACCACTGCAGTATACACCTTCGGTGATCGTAATTCAGGAATAACAGGAGATACACATCCTTTCAGTGTTAATGATTACATCGCAATTATTGATGCTGCTGGCGTAATTGATGCTGCATTTGAGTCTGCCGATACTGCAGGCAAACAGATTACTGCTGCTACTGGAATGACTATCACTACTGATATTAACTCATCAGCGGCAACTGGTAATTATACTTATACTGGATCTGGCGCTCAAGCATATGCACATAGATGCGTTAAGATTACTGCTGGTGCTGCAAATATTGTTGTAGAAGAAGTACAAATTGTTGGAGGCTGATATGAAGTCTTACAAACAATTTTTATC